CCCCATTTTGTGGCATCTGAGGCATTGGGTTTTGACTGGCATCCTGCTGATTCATCTCGTTTATCTTTGCATTAGATGCCTCAACCTCTTCTGTAGTAGGCATCTGAGTCTCCTCAAGTAGCAGAGTCCTTCTTAACTCTTCGGCTTCAAGGGCAATATGATTGATATGTTTCTCTTTGACACTATTCTTCTGATTTCGGAAGACACCGGTCTTTAGATATTCATTGTGGTAGGCAAGGTGCTCCTCGGTAACTTCTTCTGCCGGTGGCGCAACCACATCACGATTAAGTATCTGAATATCCATAAAGGCATCCCGATCCCATTTTTCTTTATCTACATTACTAAGGAGTGATGCCGGGTCTAACTGCCACATAACTAAACGCTCTAGTTTGTCCTTCGGGTCTTGAACTCCCAACTCTTCCATAAGTGTTAGTGGGTCAATCAGTCCTTTATCGGCTAGGGTCATATAAAGGTTCTTCTCGGATTCTTTATCTAACGGCAAGGATGATCCAGATTTAACTCTGACATCATTACCATCTTTGATTATATCGCCTCTTAAAACCACATTATCAAATTGACCGTTGCGACCATTTATCATAAACCAGTGGTCATCAGTATAAAAGACCTTCATCATCTGTAGAAGATACTTGTAATACCTATCAGCCGCATCTTCAATTGCTTTAACAATTCTATTCTGTCTATTTATATCCTGAGTAACCTGAATCTGATCTTGACCTAATGTTTTGTTATTTGACTCTTCACCCCTGGTAACTCCGTGGGTAGCAAAGACATTATCTACCTCGTTACGAGCATCATATTTATCTTCCATAACATAAGATGGTAGAGCCGGAGCACCCATCCGGTTAACAGCACCGCGCACATCAGCAGCGTTTACCAGAACCTTCTCGTTCGGGTCTCCTATGAGTTCGGAAGCGTTCTCTGCTGTCATTGCCTGAGATGATATAACCCATCCGGAGTTAGCTTGGTCAGCGTTCTCTACTATCTGACGACCACGCTTGTTTAGAACATCCTGCATCGGAATTGCTTGTTCAACGGCAGAGGTATCATCAATGAAAGTCCGACCGGAGTTTAGATAGTTTAGGTTAATAAAGGGCTTTAATGGAGCCTGGAGGAAATTGTGCTTGAACTCGTTACTACCCTTGTAGTTCCAGTTTGGATTGCGCATCTTACCTAGAACTAGACTATCAACCTTCCAGAATACGCCTTCCTGCACCTTGCCTTTATCTCTATAGGTAAACCAAATCTCTTTATAACCAACTATTTTACCCATCTGACCCTTAGTGCCACGGACTATCCCGAAGTTCTTTTTAATCTCTTCTGCCTTCTCTGGAAACTTATCAATCAAATCATCAATGGAATCAGTTAAGTTCTGGGCTATGAATCGTGGGTTAGTGCCAGGCTTAGCATCTTTATCAACAATAATGTCTTCCGGCAAAACATACTCGGTTACGATCTCTCCATCTTTACCGATGCTATCGTCAAATCGTAACTTGACCCAGCCAACACGCTCAGTTAAAAGATGAAAGGTGGCATACTGAAATGTTATGTCTACCCGGTTATTCTCTACATAAGCCAATAGACCCTTCTCAATATCTCTAGCTAAAAGGGTTGATGTCTGAGTGTTTTGGTCCGGGAATACCTCAGGATGAGGCATCTGGGCGTTTACAGTAGACAAAATAGTGTCAATTGATGGGAAGATTCGGTTATTTACATACGGAACCTGATGATTATAAAGGCTATCCCTATCTATTTGATTGCCCTTCCAATACTCTAGGTTCTTCTTCCGTATCTCCGGGAGTCGCTGTCCGTTCCAATATTGCTCTGACTCTGAAATCATCTTACTTGTTAAGGCAAGAAGCTCTGAGTCTTTTAGCTCTAGGTCAAACATATCTCCATAATCAGCAAGGATGCCCTCTCCACCTGTGGCTCCTTGACCAGTTGGTTTAACATACTGCATTTAACCTCCTTTAAGCGGCTACTACTGATGCACTACTCTCAAGTGGTTGCCAGTAGCAATAGTAAGTGATTGAACCGGCAGTTATATTAGCCGTTCCAACTGTCTGGATTATATCTTGACCGTTGCCAATTATATTAGAGGATGGCACATTTCCTGCTAGTGCCGGTGTAGCGCTAATCCAAGCCTCATTTACATCTATATCCGTAGCCGTTGTTTGAGCTATTAAAAGAGCGGTCCCACTTGTAACACCGACCTCAATCGTTGCCCCTGCACCAACTAAGTCCACATTACAAATCCCAAACACTGAGACCACCACATCTCCAGTGACCGTAAAAAGCGTTGCCGGGTTACCAGTGCCATCAAAGTCTCCCGGATCGTTAGCTGTGCCACCGGCTAGGGTCATTGCCTTTTGTTCTACCAAAGACCTATCCCCTTGTATCGGAACAAAGTTATCATCTCTTCCTATACTTGTCATAACTCTCCTTTCATAAATAAAAGCCCACAACGCTGTGTGAGCTACTGATGATATTATAACACATATCTCTGAAAAAAGAAATCAAGCACAAAATTACAGAAAAGACCCGCAGGGGGAGCAGGTCTTTTCAAAAAACTAAGAGGGGTATTTAGATTATACCAAATCATATTTTGTAGTGCAAGTTGTATCTCTGACCGCATCGTTTGCACATCAACGATAATGCCGGACCGAAAGTCATTACCTCTTCACCCAATCCATCATTGCTAACAAATAAGTAGACCTGATAATTGATTAGAGTCGCATAAGGTAGCCCACAATACAAACAATGTAAGTCCTGACGATACGGCTCACCGGAAGAGTTAAGGAAGAGTGATATTTCTGGTCTACTTATCAAGCCCTTCAAACTGTCCTCCAGTCCTTCTTCTTCCGTTTTCTTTTGGCTACCTCACGGGGATCAGTGACCGGAGCCATTTCCTGGTTATCATCAATGACGATTGCATCAGGTTGATACTTTTTCTTCAAAGGTCGCACAATATTACCAGTAGGGCGCATCGCTTCTTCAAGGATAATCCTCCAATAAACAAGGGCGTGGAGAAAGTGGTCGGGCTTATTTTCTTTTGTTAACCAAACACCGCGCTTTATCTGCTGAGATGTTTCTTCAATGGTTCTATAAACATTTGAACAATGGGTAATCATCTCCTCCATCTCTCTCTCTGGCATAATAAATCGTAACCTCTGACCAGTTATCTCCCCGGCTACAAAGTCTATAATCTTAGTCCTATCTGATTGGATAACACCACGCTCTAGCTTCTCTAGCTTTCTAACCATCCCCAGAGACTTCCTATCCGGCACATAGTAGTGGATAAATACCTGACCCTTATACCTGTCAGCTAAGTCCTTCGGCACATTAGGATAAGGGTTCGCATCAATCAAGGTATAACAGTTATAGTGTTTAATTATTCGCTCTATTTCATCCCAGGATTCTGTCTTACCATACCGGACCACTCCGTGCTTGTTACCCAAGACCCAATGCTTTATAACTCCGTTGTCTACGCCTAGGCACATATCTTCCATCGGAACCTTACCGGGAGCGAGACATTTGATTAACGCGCTCCTATCAATCAAAAGGTCAGCGATGGTATACGGTTCTCCGAGCACAAAGTTAGCAAAGAACTCCGGAGATTCTTCTCGGAACGCTTCGCATATCTTGGATGCCTTTACCCACGGAGCCATTAGCTGAGACACTTGATACCCTCGTCTCTTAGCCCCAGGGTTAAATGCCTTCCACTTGCCGTTGATTCGCTCTTCTTTGGTTAGCTCCTTATTACAATTAGAGCAGATGAATATCTCTTTTTCTTTATCAATTGAATCATCCCAAGTCAGTGTCTGCCATTTTTTACAGCCAGTGCATTGAATAATCCACCGGTGCTGATCGCTTGATAACCATAACTCGTGGACTCCGAAGCCATTGACTGATGGGTTGGAGAATCTCCACTGCCACCCGAACTCGGAAGCCTGTAGCCTTGACTTATAAATACCAAGTATTTTCTGGTCGGAACGGTCTAATTCATCACATACCAGTAGGTCTACCGAGATGGTGATAGCTTCACGCTCAGTAAAAGAACCCCTGTAATAGATATACCGGTCATTATATCGCTTTAGATTCAGCCTATCACTCTTTAGGATGTTCTGTAGTGCATCATTGCCCCGAATCATTGCATCCACCTTCGGCTCAACAAAGTCCTTCATAACATTCTGGGTTGGTAGAGTATAGGCAATGTTTAACCCTTTATAGGCGGCAAGGTGCATCGTCTTTAAGATAGCAAGGGTAGACCATCCTATCTGAGCAGATTTCATAATTACCTGGTCGGGATGGTCATCAGCGTATGGTTGAAAAAGAAACCGATGCTCAGTCAGTTCAATTGGCTTCCCGTTCTCGTTTACAAAGTTATTACTACGAATCCACGCAATAACACTCTCAAACTCCATCGGTCTGTCTTCTTTTGATATTGACAAAATTAGTCCTTTATCTTATACTATATCCGTGATTATCACTTACCCATAGTTGAGGGTTAGAAACTAGGACTGTCCGGGGAGAGTCGTTGGCGCGGCTCTCTTTTTTTATAACAACTGATTTATAAAGGACCGATAACAAATCATAAATAAAGCAATCAATAATACCCCCCAGATGATCCCGAATATCTCACTTAATATTATTGCCGCAGGAGTAACGGCAAAGCCGAATATAAAAGCAAAGGCTATTATTTTAATTGATGTTTTCACTTTTCCTCCCTAGAATCGTTGATTAAATCTATGACCTCGGATGTGAACTCGTTTAGAGTGTTATCATCTTCGCAAACTTTCCACATCTTTCCCTTTATGAGTAGTTTCAGCAGTTCTTGGAACTTATCGGCATTTTCGCCATCTACAAAATAGCTACAATCCTCATTAACTACGGAGAACAACATATCTATGCCTGCTCCCAACTCCTCTTTCTGCTTCGCTAGGGCTTCCTGAACTGCTTGGGCTACCATAATATTAACTTCCGACTGCTTGTATAATGTTTCTTGTCTAATGGCAGTAGTTGGCATATTCTTTATTGCCTTTTTAAGCGTTTTTTCGTCAAGTGTTGTGCCAGTTGAAATCGTATATGAACCACCAGTCATTGGAAAACAATTTGGGCAATTTTGTGGAACAGTCGTGTGTGTAGCAAACTCCCAGTTAAATCCACATTTCGGACAAGTAGTAATCATCTTTCCTCCTTGTTGTTGAGTTTAGATAATACATCGTCTATGGCTTT